TGGGCCCCGACCTCCGCCAGCAACGACGTCATGCTGTTCTTGGAACGCCTGGAAAAGGTCACCAAGGAGCGCGACGAGGCGCGGGCGGAAGTGCAAGATTACCGCGAGCAATTGCGGAAGCTACCCGATGCGAACCGCGTCGCGAGTCAAGACGCCTTCCGCCGCGGCGCCGAGGCCATGCGCGAGGCGTGTGCGATCCGTGGCGGAGACAAGGCATACGAGCGCATGACGAAGTTTCGGCCACTTGCGAGCGAAATGAAACAAGCGGTGCTCGACGCCATCCGCGCCCTGCCGATCCCGGAGGACAAGTAATGGGCTACTTCAACCAACTCCCAGTGATCGGCGACAACGATTGCACAGGCGAGGCGACATCGGTGCGCATTGAGTTTGACGCGGGGCACTCGGACCGCCGCGACCGGCTGTCATTCCTTGTCGTCGTCACGCTCGACAACAAGGATGCCGCGTCCTTTTACCTGCCCTACGAGCACGCGCAGCAGCTCTTGCGTGCGCTCGCGGCGGACATGCGCACGGACCTGCGGCAGCTCGCGGAAGCGTGCGAGGGGGAGCCATGAGCCCCGAACTTACCGAAGCGTACGCAACGATCGAGCGGCTCCGTAGGCTTGCGGACGAGTTCGGACGCGAAGCGCGACAAGCAAGAGCCGATGCGCGCACGGCGTTCACGCGCGGCGCAGAAGAGATGCGCCTCGCCTGCCAACAGTGGTGCAGGGCGTGGGAGAACAACGGAGAGGCCATCGCCGATGCGCTGGCGGACCTGAGAGTGGAGGACAAGCCATGAGCAAAGACGAGAAGTTCGACCCGGTTCACGTCGCCAAGGGCGACCGCCCCAAGTTCGAGCCGGCGCCCAGGAAAGCCGTACCCGGTGGACGCATGGTTCAAGGCGCCAAGGCCTACTGCGACGCGTGGCGCAAGTACGCCGAGCCTATCGCCGCCGCCATGGGGTGGAACATCCACAGCTTCGGAGACGGCTGGGTGAAGCTCGTCTCCCCTGACTTCAAGCACGTTCAGCAACTCTCAATGGCCTCGATTGAGGCCCTCGAACCACTCGCAAGGAGCCATCATGCAAGAACTCAAGCGCGCTATCTTCCTCAAGGGAGTGTACGACCCGGCGGACGCGAGCCGGATCACGACGACCCTGTACCGCCCAAAGCACGTTGACCTGCGGCTCGAGGACGGCCTCGTCCGTTCCGGCCCCCTGCTTGTGCCACTCACGAACGTCGTCGAGCTCCAGGTCTACACCGAGGAGAAGCCCGTGGCGCCCGCCGTCGACCCGCGCCAGATGACCGTCGAGGAGGTGCTTGAGAGCATCAACGTGAGCGACGTCGTGGTCGAGCAGCCCGAGCAAAAGCGCCGAGGGCGCCCACGCAAGGCCACATGAGCAAGAAGGCCGATGCGATCCTCGAATCGTTCGAGGCTGCGGTCAAGCAGCAGCTCGAAGCGAAGTCGCTCGTCCACTTCGAGGGCCTTCTCACGAGCCCTCTGGGCTTCGGTCTTACTACTGCTAGCCCTCTGCAGCGCGCGATTGCTCGTGTTGCCGACGGTCGCCCTCTGGATGATCTTGCGGAGGACCCCGCAGTCGTCCGTGCGTTTGGTGGACGCCTGCCAGACCCGGTCAAACCTGCGGAATTTGCCATCGTCTCAGGCATTCGTACCGCGAAAAGCCTCTCGGCCGCGGCGCTGGCAGTCCACTGGTCGCAGCGGGCCGACCTTTCCAGGCTAGGCCCAGGCGAAATCCCTCGTATCTCCATCGTCTCGCTGTCGAAAGACCTCGCGGACGTCGTCTTCGGCCACATCGTGGGCCGAATGATGGCGTCCCCCATCCTTTCCAAGCTGATTTTGGAGACGCCGACCGCCGATACGCTCATGATCCGCCATCCGAGCGGTCGTCCGGTCGAAATCAAGGTCGTCGCGAGCTCCAAAGCTGGCTCGTCGCTCGTCGCTCGCTGGTCCGCGGGCGTCATCCTCGACGAAGTGGCGCGCTGGGGCTCGGACGACGCCGCTGTCTCGGTCAACGACCTGCGCGACGCCGTGCTCCTGCGCATCCTGCCGGGCGCGCAACTCGTCTACATCAGCTCCCCGTGGGCTCCGATGGGGTTCCTCTACGATCTCGTGAAAGAACGCTGGGGAAAGCCGGACCGCGACTGCATCGTGGTCAAAGCGCCGGCCTACGACATGGCCCCGCTCATCTGGACGCCCGACAAGCTCGAGATCGCCAAGCGCGACCCGCGCATCTACCGCACCGACATCGAGGCCGACTTCGCCGACCCCGAAGAGGCGCTCTTCACGACCGCGATGCTGGACACGGCGACGCGGAAGGAGCCCATCATCGCCCCGCCCATACCCGGCGCGACGTACACCGCGGCCATCGACCCCGCAACGCGCGGCAACTCGTTCACGCTCGTCGTCGCCACGGGCTCCGGGCGTAAGCAAAAAGTTATTTGCTTAGCCAAGCAGTGGACCGGAAGCCCTGCGAATCCCCTGCGTCCGCTCGCTGTGCTTGAGGAGATCTCGCACATCCTCCGGGCCTACCGGGTGACCGTGCTCGACAGCGACCAGTACATGGGCGACGCCCTTCGCGACCTCGCGTTCCAGGTCGGGCTCGTGCTCGTGCCCCACCACTGGACCAACGGTGAGCGCAGCAAGAGATACATGACGCTGCGCACCATGTTCGAGATCGGCGAGGTCGAGCTTCCGCCGGACCCGCTCGTGCGCCAGGACATGCAGCGCGTCGTGAAGCGGTACACGCAGAACGGCATCAGCATCGACCTGACACGCACGAACGACGGGCGTCACGCCGACTACGCCCCCGCCATCTGCATGGCCCTCACGCGCTGGCACGAGGAGTCACTCAGCCGCGCACAGGGCTCCTTCGAGGACGACTACCAGGGCATGCCGGAGGAGGAGAAGCAGATCTGGAACACCCTGGAAAAGAAGTTACGTCGCAAAAATGACCGTGCAGCCAAAGGCCGCTTGTTTCGTCCTTGAGGGCTCACTGGAAAACTGGATACTTGGCCAGACATGCCGGGTATCATGGAGACGACCGACGCGTGGTGGCTCGTTCACGAGCGGGAGGAAGACCCCGCGGACGCAGTCGTCTCCGCTGTGACCTCAATCCGCAACGAGGCGGCCACCCGTCGCGGCATGTGGAGCCGCGCTGCCGAGGTCTACGGCACCGATCTCCGCATGTTCGGCATGCCGATCAAGAACGCGTGGGACGACCGGGTGTCGTTCAATGTCGCGGCCAATGCCATCAACACGATGCAGGCGAAACTTGCGCGGCAGATGCCTCTGCCGAGTTCGCTGACGGTTGGCGGCGACTTTCTCCAGCGGTACCGCGCGCAGCGCCTTGACCGCTTCCTGCACGGCGCCTTCTACGCCGCGAGCTACGCCAAGATTTACCCGCAGCTCCTGCTCGACGTCCTCGTCTTCGGCACGGCGTGCGTGAAGGTGTACATCCAGGACGGCTCGGTGCAGATTGAACGCGTCCCGATCTTCGACCTGCTGGTCTCCGAGGCCGAGTCTCGGTACGGCACGCCGCGCTGCCTCTACCACCGCTGTTACATGGACCGCTCTGTGGTCCTCGAGGCGTTCGGTGGCGAAGATGGCCCCGGACTCTACGGTTCGCAGGCTGACCGCCGCAAGGCCATCTTCGATGCGCCGAAGCCCGCGGACGACGACTCGACGTACATGAACAGCGGACGGTACTCGGACCAGATCCTGGTCTACGAGGCCACGCACCTTGCGTCGGGCCCCAAGGCCACGGACGGACTTCGCGCCATCGCGCTCTCGACGGGTACGCTCGTTTCGACGCCGTGGTCCCGCAACACGAACTTTGGGTTTGCCTTCCTCCGCCTCAACGCGGTGCTCTCGGGCTTCTACGGTCCGTCGATGGCGCTCGACCTTGCGGCCGCGCAGGACGAGTACGACCGTCTGTCGTCCAAGATCCAGGTCGCTCACGAGCTCATGGGCGGCAGTCACATCATGGTGCAGGCCGGCACCCTCGGGAAGTCGAAGATCGACAACGATGTCGGCACCATCATCGAGTACAACGGGCAGAAGCCAGACGTCTTCAACCCGCAGCCGGTCCACCCGGACACGTACGCGTACAAGGACATGATCGCGCAGAACATGCTGCGCTATCAGGGCATCAGCGAGCTCGCGGCCCAGAGCGTCCTCCCGGCGGGCCTGCGGCAGGCGTCGGGTCGTGCCCTCAACGTCTACGACGACATGGAAGACGCGCGGTTCCGCGTCGCGCACGAGGCTGTGCGTCAGTTCCACGTCGACATCGGCTGGCTCATCGTCGATGCCTGCGAAGAGGCGTCCGAGGCTGGCGAGCAGGTGGAGATCCTGGCTCCAGGTCAGGGCGCGCTCGAGCGGATCAACTGGGCCGACGTCCAGATGGACCGCCGCGAGTACACGCTACGCTGTGAGCCTATCTCCTCGCTCTCCCAGTCGAAGGCCGCGAAGTTCCAGGAAGTCATGGAGCTCGTGGACCGGAAGATCTTCGTCGACCGCCGCGAGATCGCGCACTTGCTCGACCTCGGCGACATCGTCGCCACGCGCGACATGGAGACGTCGGACATCGACATCGTCGACAAGACCTGCGCGCTCATCCTCCGCGGCGAGCCGTACCCGGACCCCGACAAGCGCCTGCTGCTCGACGTCGCGTACGACCGCGCGCGCCGCCACTACAACAAGGCCCGCGTCGATGGCGTCCCCGAGGACCGCGTCGCGGAGCTCAACGAGTACTTGAACAAGATCGAGGCGCTCATCGCGCAGATGCAGGCCGAGCAGCAAGCCGCTCAGGCCGCCGCGCAGCAGCCGCCCGCAGGAGCACCGGCGCCAGAAGCGCCGCCAATGGAGGAACCACCCAATGTCTGACGACCTGTACGCGCGAATGCAGGCAGCGGTGAACGCTGCCATCAAAACGTCCGATCCTGTCGAGGAGGCTGCGCCCGAGGCTTCCGCCGAGGAGACCCCTGTCCTTGAGGCCGGCGACGCGCAGGCTGCCGAAGATCGGCCCATCGAGGCCGAGGCGCAGGCTAGCGAGGAAGGCGAGGAGCCCGCAGCCGAGGAAGCCGAGGAGCAAGCCGATGAAGCCCAGCCAGACATCGCCGACCAGATCCTGGCGGTACGTCAGGCTGCCGAGCGCCGTGTGCGCCAAGCCGAGTCTCGCGCGCGCGAACTCGAAGCGAAGCTCGAGAAGGCCGACGATCGCGTCAATATGTCGCGCAAGGAGGTCGTGGAGGACATCTTCCGCAAGCTCCGCCGCGCCCCCGCGCGGACCTTCAAGGAGTTCGGTTTCGACTTCCAGGAGCTCATCGACGCGGGCATGCGCGAAGGCCAGGCCCACGACGGCGCGTTCTCCGAGATCGACGAGGTCAAGCAGCAGATCCGCGAGCTTCAAAAGGAGCGCGAGGAGCTGCGTGCGCAGAAGGAAGAGCAGCAGCAGCGCCAGATGCTCCAGGAGGCCCGCCGCGAGTTCCTCGGGCAGGTGAGCGAGCGCGAGTACCCGACGCTCTTCAACATGTTCCAGGACGACCCAGAGCCGCTCTGGATCGAGGCGCAGCGCATCGCCGAGCTCCACGAGGAGCAGCACGGCGAAGCCCCGGACGACCGCGCGGTCATCCGCCACCTCGAGACCAAGTACAAGGCTCGGCTCGAGCGACTCTCCGGCAAGGCGGCCCCGGCTGCCGTGTCTTCGCCTGCGGCCAAGAAGCCAGGCTCGGCGAAGACCATCTCGACCAAGGCTGCCAGCGAAACGCGGACTGCTGGCAAGCCGTTTGGACAGCTCTCTGCTGAAGAGCAGCGGGCTGCCCTCGTGGCCGCAGTCAACAAAACCAAGCAAGCAGCAACCAACTAGGAGTGATCAGTCATGCCGTACACCAACCCGACGTTCGCAGCCGTTCAGTCGATCCTCAAGATCAAGTACCCGGACGGCGCCCTTCCGCAGGCGCTCTACAAGGACTTCCCGCTCCTCTCGCTCGTCAAGAAGACGACGAACTTCGACGGTGAGTTCAAGGTCGTGGCGCTCCAGAACGAGCGTCCGCAGGGCTCCTCGTCGAGCTTCTCCGTCGCCCAGGGCGTCTCGAAGAACGGCGCCAACGGCGGCGGCGGCACCTACAAGCGGTTCCAGGTCTACCGCACGCGCCACTACGGCATCCTCCGCATGGACGGCGAGACCATGAAGGCGGCGGTCCGCACGAGCGGCGCGCTCGTCGACCTCTGGAACAACGAGACGGACGGCATCTCGAAGAACGAGATGGCGGACCTTGAGTTCCAGCTCTTCGGCGACGGCACGGGCGTCCGTGGCGTCATCGCGGCGAGCCCCTCCCCGGCGGTCGTCGCTGGCGTTCTCACGTTCACGCTCGCGACCCCGGCGGACGCGGTCTACTTCAACCTCGGCATGAAGGTGCAGTTCTGGCTCGCTGCCGCTCAGCACGACTTCGGCGGCGCCGGCGCGGCGGTCGACAACGCGAACGGCGACGGTGCGTACGTCGTTGGCATCAACCGCCAGTCGGGCGTCATTCAGGTCCAGGGCTTCACCAATGGCTCCCCCGTCACTGCGGGCACCGTCACTGCGGGCACCATCGCGGCTGGCGACAGCATCGTCCGCGCGGGTGACTACCTCCAGACGAGCGGTGTCGGCGTCGCGTCGAGCGGCTCGGCCAACGGCGTCGTGACCGGCATTCAGGCGTGGATCCCGTCCTCGGTGACGGCGACCCCGTTCTGGGGCCTCGACCGCTCGGCGGACCCGGTTCGTCTCGCTGGCCAGCGCCTTACGGCGACCGGTCTCCCGATGAACGAGGCCCTCATGGAGGCCGAGGCGCGCGTCGCGGTGCAGGGCGTCGGCTACCCTGACACGATCCTCATCAACCCGCTCGACCTTCAGAACCTCAAGAAGGCGCTCGGCTCGGACATCGTCTACGACCGCGTCCAGTCGAACGTGGCGGGCATCTCGTTCAAGGCCATCGAGTACGACGGCATGAACGGTCCGATGAAGATCATCAGCGATCCGTTCTGCCCGCGCAACAAGGCCTTCATGATGCAGCTCTCCTCGTGGGAGCTGAGCACGCTCGGCCCGGCGCCGCAGATGCTGGACTACGACAACAACGACTACCTCCGCGTGATCGACGCCGACCAGTACGAGGTTCGCTTCGGCCACTACGGTCAGTTCATCTGCAACAACCCCGGTGCGAACATCGTCATCACCGGCTTCGGCACCTGATCCGGGGCCTGAGAAAGGAGCCGAATCATGGCACTGAACCGATACCTGTACCCCCAGAAGGGGACCAACCTCGTCCAGCAGGCGACGCTGTTCACGCGAGTGTCCATCGGCGCTGCTGGGGCCGTTACCGGCATCGTTGCCGGACGTGGCGTGACCGTGGCTCGCGCCAGCGCGGGCGTCTACACGGTGACGCTCGACAACGCGTCGTCCGTCTACACGATTGTCGATGTGTCTGGCAGCGTCACGGCGACCCCGTACGCCGCCGGCAACCACGTCATCATCGTCCCGACGGCGACGACGACGAGCTCGGTGACGTTCTCGACGGTCAACCCGCAGAACGGCGGCGCCGGCGATCCGCCGAACGGCTCCGAGCTTTCGCTCGCCATCGTCTGCACCCTTAGCTCGGTGCCGGCCTGATGAAGGGCAAGGGCGGCATGGCCCTCATGATCGCCATCGGCAAGAAGAAGCCTGGGATGGGGAAGGAGCGCGGCTCCTCCCCTTCCCTCGCTTCCGACGACGAGGGCGAGGGCGAAGAGATGGGCATGGACGCGGAGCTCGGCTCCGTGCTCCAGGCCTACGAAGAGGCGAAAGCCAAGGGCAAGTGGGACAAGGCTGCGGCGCTCTTCAAGGACGCCGTGAAGTCCTGTGGATACGAGGAAGAGGACTGACAGATGGCATACTCCCGGACGCTCGCTGAGCTCGAACTGGCCGTGCGGCGTGAATCCGACATGGTGAACTCGCAGTTCGTGACGTCCGCGGAGGTTCAAGCCTACATCAACCAGTCGTGGGCCGAGCTCTACGACCGGATCGTCCTCTTCGACCAGGAATACCTCCTGCGCTATGTCGACCTCCCCTCGAGTCTCGCCAGCAGCGCAGGAGAGTTTGACATTCTCAACGACGGCCGGACGGGCCTCGTGCGGACCATCGCATCGTTCACGACTGGCGCCGGCTACACGACCGGCACTGCGCTCCTCGTGCAAGGCACGAACGGGACGGCGACGGTGGACATCGTTGCTTCCGCTGGGCTCATCACGTCGATGACGATCACGAGCGCCGGCATCAACTACACGTCGATGAACTTGACGTCCGACGATACGATCCTGGTCGTTGCGCAGGGCGCCAACACCACAGCGTTCGCGACGGTCAAGATCGACTCGGACTTCTACAAGTGCAAAGGCGTCTGGGCCTCGGATTCGTCAGCCGGCAGCACGACGTTCTGGAACCCGCTGCGCCGCTACCAGTGGGATCAGCAGAACATCCTACGGCAGGCGAACGAGTACTACGGCCCCGGATTCTCCTCGCTCCCGCTCTACCGGGTCTACACCTGGAACGGCCGTGAGAAGCTCAGCATCGCCCCGATGATCAGCGGCACCTACCGCGTGTGGTACTACCCGGCCCCCTACAAGATGCTCGTCGGTACAGACCGCGTCGATGGGCGCGCGGGCTGGGACGAGTGGGTGGTGAAGGACAGCGCCATCAAGTGCCTCCTGAAAGAGGAGAGCATCGAGCAGGCCGCCGCCATCAAGGCGGTGCGCGACGAGCTCTTCTCCCGCTTCCAACTTCATGCATCCGAGCGTGACGCGTCTCAGCCCGAGAAGATCCGCGACGTACGTCTCCTCAGCCGACGCGCATTCCCCTGGAGGTGAGCCATGGCACAGACGAAGCCGCAGCAGTACACCCCGGCGCCGACCGGGGACGCGACGGTCGACAAGCTGCAGGACGTCGTCCGGCAGACGACGGAGTCCGTGCGCAACGGGCCGCCGAACCAGACGACGGTCAAGTCGCTCATCAAGAACAAGCCTGACCAGGGCGTGGTCTTCCGGCCTGGACAGGCCATCGACATCCCGCACAACCTGGGGCGGATCCCAAACGGGTTCAACATCGCGAAGGTCTTGACCAACACGCCGCTCGCGAGCAGCGCGCCCGCGGCCGTGCCGAACCTGCAGCTCGTGCCGGTGGCTGGTCCCCTTGGGCAGAAGATCATGAGGCTGCGCTACATCGCTCCCAAGGACGCAGACGGGAATGATATCCTCGATCCCGTTCGTCTTCAGCTGGAGATTCGGTGATGGAAGAGCGTGTCGTCAACGTACCTCTTGTCGGAGGCATCAACGAGGAAGACGACGTCTTCTCGGTGCAGGGCACTGAGATGCTGCAGCTCGTCAACGTGCAGGCGATCAAGAAGGGCGCGTTCGACACGCGACAGGGCTTCAACCTCGTCACCAAGAGCCCAACGGTCATCGAGCCCGCCACCGCGTTCCGCGACAGCGGCGGTACGACGCAGCTCGTCAGCAACAAGATCGAAGCTATCGGCGCATACGCTTCGCCGACCGGCACACGACCGGTGCTCGCCGCGGGCGGCAAGTTCTACGAGTACGTCGGCTCGGATGCCGACCATGGGTTCCGCGAGGTCAACGACCTGCCGGAGTACGTCGGCACGCTTGCGGCTGTCTCCTCGACGGGCGGCAGCATCATCGAGATCGAGAGCCTCCTGTTCGACAACGAGACCAAGCGCATCACCGTCTGGGTGACTGGCAAGCGCACCGGCCAGGAGCTCTCGTCGGACCGCATGATGCTCGACCAGGTGCCGGGAGACGGCAATTCGGTTTACTACTCGGTCCAGTGGGCAGACACCGAGGCGTACATCGTACCGCCGACGCGTCTCAACGACTCTGGCGGCGTTCCCGTTACGCGCGCAACGAACCTGCGTCTCGTGACCGTGCGCGACCTGACAACTGTCGCCACGCCCATGGCGTTCTGGTTCGACTACGTCAACGACCGCATCGAGTCGGTGCTGTTCAACAAGAGCACGGGCGCACCGCTGCAGACCCGCATCGTGCCGACCACCTTCGTGACGTCCATCGTCAACACGCATCGGTGCTTCGACGTCGTGGGCATGCAGGGCGCTGTCGCCCACACGATCGCGTGGGTCGTGTGCGAGGACGACACGGCGAGCAACGTGACGGCCGCCCGCGTCGAGGCGAACCTTGGGACGGTCGACCCAAGTACGGGCCTCATCACGCCGATCGCTGCGCCCATCGCGGACATCCTTCCACGCACGGGCACCGGCCCGTTCTACTTCGTTCCGTGGGCCAACCGTGGCGTCGTCCTTGAGCAGGAGCCCGCGATGACGGCTGCGCCTGTGCCTTCTACGGACTGGACGGGTACGTTCTCCATCGGCATTCGCGTCATCGCGCGTCAGTACGGTCCAGAGGGAATCGCGACGGCGAAGCTCGATGGGCAGCTGGCGCTTGGCCGGCTCGTGGCGTCGTCCACGACGGGCGTAGCGGCGCTCGCGGTGCAGGGGTACAAGTACATCCCGTACATCGGCTTTCAGACGAACGACGACGTCACGCAGGTCTTTGCAACGACGGCGGCTCCGATCTACTACAGCGGCGCTCCTCGCACGACTCGGCCACTCAAGACGGCCGTCAATGCACTCACGACGACTCTTCCGCAGAATGGCCCGTACGACCAAGGCGGCAGCGATCCAAACGCCAACAGCGAGTGGGCCGTCAAACTCACGCTAGATGACGCGTATACGGCGAGGCAGACGTACATGTGCACGGGCGGCATTGCAGGGGATGACACGTTCATCCTGACGCCGTCAGCATCGCGGCCGTTTATGGGGATCACGGCCGGCCTCGATGGGGCAAATCTACAATTCCAAAGGATTCGTGAGTCGTATCCGCAAACGGCTCACTCATATCCGGGCGGACTCGACATTGCGTTCATGGCAACGGGGCTCCCGAGCTTCAATAGGCAGATCAATCTCATCACGATTCCGGTGCCTGGTCCCGCAAATACCGGGTTTATGGACGGGGTCTTCCCCTCCGTCGATGTCCTTGACGCGACCGCTGGAAATGTGATCGCGATCGCTACAGTCTGTGTCGCGGGTGGCGCAATCAGGAGCGTTGCCATCCAAGATCCAGAAGCAGGGCCGGGGCCAGGTTATGCGTTCATCGGACCGGGCACGTCGCTAAGCGGCATTCAGTTCGACCCGAGCGTGGTTGGCGCAGGCACGCTGACAGGCGCACAGGCATGGAATGTCACGCACAGTCTATTCCAAGAGCCACTCGGATCCGATCAGCCAAATCGTAACAGTGGCCTATCGGTCAGCAATTTCTACTTCTCATGGGCCAACCAGCAGGAGCACTGCGTACACCGTTGGTCGGTCGCGCACTCGGCGGGGCAAGACCTCGTGGTGCTGTCGAGCACAAGCGCGACGCCCGTGACGAACCCGCAGGCGGACGCACCGTTCGGGGCGGCCAGCCCGATGCGGTACAACAACTTCTGTGAATTCTACCGCTACAATTCCGCACTGGTGGTGGAGTACGCCCCGCTGGTTCCGATCTTCGGTGGCTCCGTTGCCAAAAGCGCGCTGTCCTGCGCAATGGGCGGCCCGTGGCGCCTCGTTGGTGGGCTTGTGGCGGACAACGAAAAGTTCTACGCGGCCGTCTCGCCGTCTGGCGATGACTCGCAGGCGAGCACGTTTCTGCTTCGGCTCGCCGTAACGGACGACGTCGCTATTGTCGTGCCGGATGGCACCGATTTTGAGCCACGACCGAATCCGTCTCTGTTCCAGTACGTCGGAAACAAGGGCATGTTCGTCGAAGCGGCGAACTTGATGCGCGTGACGTCGGTGCCGCTCAACGTACCTGCGCTGCGAGTAACCGATCGCGGGCTAACGATGGGGGCGCTGCGCAACGGCAGCTCGAAGGGCACCCAGGAGTGTTTCGCGCTCGACTACGAGTACACGCCTCAGAACTACCGCAGTTTGCTGCGCATGAGCGACTACACGTTCATCAACGGCGGGGTGCTTTCTGTCTTTGACGGCGTCAACGCGAGCGAGTCTGGGATGCTGCTCTGGCCGCAGCGCGACCTGACCAGCGTATCGTGGAGCGATGGCTCCGTGCAGCAGCCTTACGTGGCGAGCGATCCGTCCGAGTCGACGCGGTTGTTTGAGCAGTTCAGCGCTGTAAGTGGCAGCCCAGGCCTTTTGCGCACGCACTCGACGCTCTACAACATCACGCGGCCATACTTCGTCTACGAGGCTGGGCTCAACCCCGGCACGTACCCGGCTCGTTGGGAGCAGGTGAAGACGAACTGGGGCGGCGATCCGTCACAGAACTACGAGGCGATCTACGCAGACGCGCGCCTTCAGCAGTTCTCCACAACGACGAAGGTGGGCGCTCGTGGCGGCGTAGACTTCTACGGCCCGCACTACTACGGACGCTACCAGGCTACGCCAACCGATTTCGAGGCGGCGTCGCCGTACAATGCGCTTCGTCGACGGCAGGCGGGCACGTCGAACCTGTCGGCCTATTTCCTGTGGGCACCAAGGGCCGCCCGCGGGTGGACGTTCCCTGACAACGCGGAGAGCGCATACACGCAGGCGGAGGCTGGCGGCGACTTCCTCATGTCGTGGTGCTACGAGTTCGCCGACGGAACGGGCCGCATGGTCCGCTCGGCGCCGTCTTCGCCGCAGCAGTACACGGTCTGTGCCGAGATCTGGAGCCCAGACGACTCTCCTCGCACGAACGGTAGCCGTCGCGCTGGCGGAGAAGTCTCTCGGTACAAGTGGGGCTTCTTCGCTCCACGGTTGGAGCTGACCAACCGCCAGTCGTCAGCGTCGGCCGACCCGCGCCGCGTACTCCTCCAGCCGTACTCGACCTGCGAGCCGTACTCGACGGTCCTGTACCGGATGCCGTGGTCGAACTTTCAGAACCCCATCAGCGACTTCGTCGTGCCGCGCAACGCGACGCGCGGTGTCGTACCCTACGCGAGCACGCCATACGCGGCCAGCAACCCGTGCGGCTACGTCACGACGAACATCAACCGACCGCCGACGACGCCAGGCGCTGCGGACGCATCGAACGCGCTCTTCGACGGCCCGACCGGCGACTACATGGGCATGCTGCGCGAGCCCTACCTGTACACGACGGGTGGCGTGCTCGACAACGTGGCGACCCCTGGCTGCAAGGCCATGTGCGTTCACCAGAACCGCCTCGTCGTGGGCGGCGCGGATGACTCGACGGTGGTGTGGTTCAGCAAGGAGTTGTCGCCGACGGATGCGGTCGGCTTCAACGATCTCCTGACCCTGACCATCGAGGCCGGCGGCGCGGTCACGGGTCTCGCCTCCATGAACTCGTCGCTCTTCGTCTTCAAGAAGAACGACGTTTACGTCATCTCTGGCACCATGCCGGACGCGACAGGTAACAGCTCCAGCCTGTCCGAGCCGACGCGGCTCCCGTCAGGCATCGGGTGCATCGACCACCGCAGCGTACTCTCGACGCCCATCGGCATCTTCTTCCAGTCGACGCGCAGCATCGAGCTTCTCACGCCGGACCTGCAGATTACGCCCATCGGCGACAAGGTCATCGACCTGCTTTCGTTGTACCCATACATCGTCTCGGTCTCGCACAACGCAACGACGCAAGAGGTCTACTTCGTTTGCCAGTCAACCCTGCTGTCGCGCACGACCGCAAACGCAAACTCGCGCGTCCTCGTGTACAGCTACCTCATCAACGCCTGGTACGAGTGGCGGACCGATCACCTCGGCGAAGGGCAGGCCTCGATGGCAATGGTCGGGCCGGTTCCGTGGCTCGCGATGCGCAACAGCATCTCCTCGACGGCGCAGGCCTACGTCTACCAGCAGGTGCTTGGCCAGTACGTGGACGGCCTTGAAGACACGACGTCTCCGACCAACGCCTACACGTACTCGTTCATTCAGTCGTTGTGGCAGACGGCGCCGTTTTCGCTCAACCAGGTGCAGGGCTTTCAGCGGACCAAACGCTGCCGCCTCTTGGCGCGCATCGTAAACGGCACCGGCGCACCTGGCTTCGAGTTCGGTCTTGGGACCGACAACAGTGCCTTGCAGCTGTCGCAGTGGACGTCGGCGGAGGCTAATGCGGTTGCCGCTATGCAAGGGCTCTTGCAGTTGGAGACGCACGTGGCCAACCAGAAAGGGCAGCTGCTCTTGTTGGCATGCAGGACGCTGGTCCCGACTGGTGGAGTGAACCAGTTTACCGGAGCGGTGCGCTTCAGCAACATCGCCCTCGTTGTCGGCTTGAAGGCCGGTCTCAACAAGCGTATTACCGAGGAAGCGAAGCACTAGGAGCGCCATGGCCGTCGATCCAATCACCCTCTCCGCCATCGGGTCTGCCGTCAGCGCCTCGACCCCCTTCCTGACGCGAGCCCTCGGCGGGCTCTTCGGCGTCAAGAGCGCCGAGGAAGAGCAGCGCGAGCGCATCGAGCAGTCCATCGCCCCGTACGCCCGCATCGCCCAGGGCGGCACGACGCAGGGGCAGGCCGGGCTCGCGTACGCTCGAGGACGTGCGGCCCAGGAGCTCGCTGGCCAAGCCGCTCGAGGCACGGCGCAGCAGCAGGCTGGGCTTCAGCGCGAGGCGATGCGCGTTGGTCAGGATACCGGCGCCCAGTACGCCGCTCAGCTTTCCGAGTTGCGCTCTCGAGAGCAGGAGCGCGCCATGATGGGCGTGGCCGCTGGTCAACGCGCCCTCTCGGCCCTCGCTGGCGAAGAGGCGCAGCGCAAGCGCCAGGAGCTCTCGGGCGCCATCAGCGGTACGCTCGGGAGCCTCGCCAAGGTGTTCCTGCCGGGTGACGCTGGAGCCAGCGGAGGCAAGCTGACCGAAGATGAAATTGCTGCGTACAACGCGGCAAATACCAAGGGTCGCGCAGCAGTAAGCGACTATGGTGCCGCTTTCCAGCAGCGGACCAATGAGATGGCTGGAGCAGCCGCTCCCGCCACAAGCGAAGGCGGCATCACGAGCAAGCAGGCCGCCGCCGCTCTCGGGTTCGACCTCGCGGCTCCGGTTGCCAAGGGGTCGACGTACCAGCAGCGCACCGGGATGCCTGGCGTGACGGCATCCGAGATGGCACCAGCGCAGCAGGTCGCCGACCTTCGCGCCGAGCGCAACCTCGCGACGGCGAACGTCGGCCCTGCGCGTCAGGTGGACTACACCGCTGGGATGAGCAACGGCACTGGCGAGTTTGCGAGTCTGGCGGACCGCCAGGAAGCCATCTCTTCCATGGCTCCATTCATGAAGTCGCCGGCGGAGCAGGGCGCCTCTGCGTCGCTCGCCCCGACCAAGACCCCGATGGCTTTCTCCAACGAGGGCGAGCAGGTCGAGGGCCTCCGCAAGGCTCGTCCTGGTCGCATGCCGCGCAAGCCAGGCCAGACCGTTCGCGGTGGTGGCGGATACGCACTCTGAGAGGAATCGGACATGGCCAACGGACTCGACTACTCGTTCCTCACGCCCCGGCAGCCAATGAGCAAGGAGCCGGAGGCGATTGACAATCTTGCGTTCGAAGAGGCGCTCAAGGCTCGTGGCACTTCTACCCGTGTGGATGTACCGACCGGACTGCCGACTGGCCCAAAGGTTGTCGAAGCCCCGCTATTTAGAGGCGACCAGTCGCAGCAGCCGACCGTTGACCTGACGAAAGCTCGCGCTGTCGAGCCGACCCCCGGCGTTGGCGTTTTGCGCGAAGGCAGCCCAGGCCGGGTGTCCGGAAGCCTGATTGGTGTCAACCCGCCCGGCGCGCCAGCGGGTCCTGCCGCACCGCGGACGTCGCCCATGGAGGACCAACTCATGGCCCTCCAGAACTACTACATGGGGATGCGCGGGGCTCCGAGCGTCTCGATGAACGAGGACATGCGTCGCGGTCTCGCTGGCCAGCAGGAGGCCATTCGTGGCGCCGTGGGTGCCATCGAGGGCGAGATGCCTGGGCAGGAGCGGGAGCGCGCCGCGATGCTCGGCGAAGGTCGGCAGTACGTCAGCGACCTCGAGCGCCTCCGCGGGCAGCAGGCTGGGCAGTTCGCGCAGCGTCGCGAGCGTGCGGCGCAGGACGAGGCGCAGATGGCGCAGGCTCGTCAGGAGTTCGATCCGGCGCGCGTTCTGCGTCAGGTTGGCGAGAGCCCCGTCAGCACGGCTGCGCTCTCGTTCGCGGCTGGTCTCGTCGGCGCCCTGAAGGGCTCGGCTGGTCAGGTCGGGCCGAACGAGATTCTTGGTGAAGTCGACAAGGCCGTCGAGCGCGACACGCAGCAGCAACTGCAGAAGTACCAGATGCTCAAGGACGGCATCGCGGTCGGTCAGTCGAACTTCAACGACATGATGCGCATGGGCGCCAGCGAGCAGCAGGCGCTTGCCATGACGGCGCTCGCGTCGATGGACAACCACAAGCGCGCCCTGGAGTTCGCCGAGCAGCGCATCGGGACTGCCAAGGACAAGGCCAGCCTCAAGGGCGCGATCTCTCAGCTCGACTTCCAGCGTGGCAAGCTCAAGCTCGACATCGACATGAAGAACGCGGCCAACTACGTCGCGATGAACCGCGCTCGAGGCGAGGGCATGGCGAAGATCCTTGAGCTTCGTCAGAAGATGGCGGGCATGGACCCAGAGCAGCAGAAGCAGGTCTTCTCGCAGTACGAGCAACTCACCAAGGGGCCGGAGTACGAAGCCGCTCGCGACCAAGCGGAAGCCGTCGGCGCGCTTCGCAAGAAGATGCGCGAGGTTCCCATTGAGCAGCAGAAGAAGCTTTGGGATCTCGGTCTTGCACGCGTCGTCACGGATGCGCTGCGCGCTGGTGCTGTGGAAGGCAAAGAGAAGGGCACCATCTCAGGAGCCGCATCCCAGATTGTGCAAGCGCAACTTGAGAAGATGTTCACGACGCCGGAGCAACGAGAGCTTCGCAATGTGGCTCAGGAAATCGTCAACGCTGCGCTCAAGGCGCGGTCCGGCGGCTCTGTCACCTCGGGCGAAGGGCTTCGGGACGAGTTGACCCGCGACTTCTTGACCTACGACGGCTTCAGAGCGTTCGCCGACCGTCAGGAGCAAATGGCACGGCAGCGCATTCAGAGCCGCTACTCCAACATGCCCGGCGCGATGCCGCTGGTTCAGCAGCGTATCGACATGGTGTTTGCCCCAGCCCTGTCCGAGATGGACGCGTACAAGCAGCTTGAGCAAGGCACGGCAGAGACCGCGCAGGGAGTAGGCACCAAGTGAAGACCGTCACGCTCGTCGACCCGCAAGGCAAGGATGTTGCCGTCCCGCAGGAGCAGGTCGTTCCGCTTCTGCGGAGCGGGTTCGGCGCGCGTCCTGGCCAGCGCGTGACTCTTGGCGACGAGAAGTCGACCGAGGTTCCGCTCGAGCGCGTCGTCGACACATTGAACCGTGGTCTCAACGTCAGGCTCGAAGGGTCTCAGGCGGCCTTCCAGCGTGGTGCAGAAGAGCGTTTCGGTGGCGGGGCGGGTCTTGCTGCGGGTCTTGGCTACGGAGCCCTGCAAGGGGCAACCATGGGCCTTGGCGGCAAGGGTCTCATCGAGAGCGGTCTCGTCAAGCCAGAGACCCTTGCGCAGCTCGAAGCCGCTCGAGGCGGTGGCGTCTTCTCGACCATCGGCGCGGGCGAGATGCTCGGGCTCGGTGCGGCCACGGCGCTCACGGGCGGTGGTGGCGCCGCAGCCGGTGGCGCTGCTGCGCGCACACTCGGCCAGACGGCACTTCGCTCTGCGGCTCGCGAGGCAGCTATTGGCGCAGGCTTTGGCGCAGGATCGGAGATCACGCAGGCGGCCATCGAGCAGCGCGAGGCCCGTCCGCTCGAAGCGGCAACCAGCGGCGCCGTCGTTGGTGGCACCATTGGTGCGCTCATGCCGGCGCTCGGCGCAGGCGTCAAGCGCGCCCGAGGCGCTGCGACCGAGGCGGAGCGCACGCTCGCGACCACGGCCCCGGAGAAGGCGGCGCAGGTGGCGTACGACGAGCGCTTCCAGACCATGCTCGACGACGCGTTCGTGAAGGCGGACGAGGTGCGTGGCATCGCGGACCGCTGGAACGCGACGGCGGAGAAGGTGAAGGAGAAGGGCTTCTCCTCGGCGGACGCTGGGCTCAAGGCGGTCGGCTCGAAGATCGAGAAGCTCACGAAGACGCTCGCGAACGCAGATCGCCAACTCGGCGACGTGCGGTCGCTCGAAACGTTCCACACCGATCTCGCGGACGCCGTGAAGTCGACGGCTTCGAACAAGCGCGCTTGGCAGCGCCAGATCACGGTGATGGAGGAGCAGGCCGCTCAGACGCAGGAGGCGCTTGCTGCGGTGCGTGGACGCGTGGGGCAGGAGGCTCGCGAGGCGACGCTGCAGAGCCGCCTCGACACGTACATCGAGACGCTTGGCGTCTTGCGCGACGGCGAGAAGACGCTCGGGGAGTTTGCCCAGAAGGGTCTCGACCTGCAGGCGCTTGCCGTGGAGGAGGCGACGGCTGCGCGCGCTCGCGCTCGTGCCGTTGGCCAGTACGACCGCACGCTCTCGAAGCTCAAGTCGTCCGGCGAGCAGCTTGCCGAGGCTGCTGGCATCAGCGCCGACGACGCGCAGAAGTACGCCGCCCGCGTGGCGCGCAACGCGAACGTCCGCACCGCCGCCCAGATCGAGGTCGACAACGCCCTCGCCGAGGCTGGCATCAAGAGCAGCGCCCGCCACCGCGAGTTCACCCTCGCCGCGCTGCGCAATGGAGAGGCTCCGCTCGACGAGTTCCGCCAGATCGTGCAGGACATGCACGCTGCGCAGAACGGCTTCGCGACGAAGCTGCAGATCAGCAAGGCCACCGGCGCTCCCGAGAAGATCAAGGCGTCCATCTTTGCCGAGGCCTTCCGGCATCCCGAGCTCCTCGCGCGCCTGTCGCCCGAGAACGCGGCGTACGTCAAGGCGGTCGCCGAGGTCTCCCGTGATGTTCGTGGGCTCCGCAGCGGCGCGCTGGGCGGTCGGCCAAAGCGCATCCCTGGCATCGCGAAGGCGCTCGAGGGCATCGAAGACATCGTCGGCAAGGAGGCCTACGACGCCATCAAGGCGCAGGCGACGACCGACATGGCGGCTCGCGAGATCATCGAGTCGGACCTCGGCAAGGCGATGAACATCGCCGAGAAGTACCGCATCACCCCGCGTGAGGCGGCGGTGGCTGCGGAGGAGGCGACGGTCAAGGCGGCTGCTCCGGCGGTCGAGGCTCCCTCGCGCACGCTCGTGGGCGCCACGCCGGCGGAGACCATCGGCCTGCGCACGGTCCTCGGGCAGCAGGAAAACCTCATTCAAGGCTTCGACCAGCAGCTCGCCGACATCGCGGCGAAGCGCGAGGCGCTCGTGAAAGAGCGCCAGGCGCTGGCCAAGACGCTGCGCTCGCAGAAGAGCGAGGCCCGCAAACAGGCCCTGTCGGACCGCATCGAGGACATCAAGGAGAAGATCGACCGCTCGCGCACGGCGTACGACGAGGTCACGAGCGCGCGCGAGAACCTCGCGACGGACCGCGCGAACCTGCGCCAGGACCGTGCGGCTACGGCCGAGCAGCGCGCCATCCACGCGGAGAGCGTGCGCATGGCTCGCGAGACCTATGCGCAGCAGCGCCGGGCGCTTCGTACGGGCGAGCTCGATGCCAGGGTCACCGGGATCAAGGGCGAGATCGCCGAGAAGACGAAGCTCCGCGGAGAGCTCGAAGTCCTTCGCGACGAGCACAAGGCGGTCGCCCAAGAGCTCGATGCGCTCACGGCGGCGGGCGAGCGGAACCTCATCAAGAACGCGGCGCGCTCGCAGCAGCTCATCCCGCTCGACGAGCTTCGCATCTTCGAGCAGTCGATGAAGGCGTTCCGCGCTTCGCCCGAGGGCAAGCAGCTCCTCGCCGACATCGCGAAGGCGAACAAGACCTTCGCGCAGAAGGCACTAGAGCCGGACAACCTGCTCGCGGCTCTGAGCGGTGGCACGACCGTCATGGGGCTCATGAGTGGCGGGCTCGGCACGACCCTCATTGGCATCACCATGGCGGCCATGGGCGGCAAGAAGGGGCTCTACAAGGCCGCTTCGACCATGATGAACCCGGTGCGCTTCTGGACGGCGACGGGCAACGCAATGAGCGCGCTCGAGCGCCTGACGCCGCAGGTCGCCCGCACCTCGCAGACGAAGAGCGGTTACACGTTCTCGGTCCCCGAGGCCAACGCCTACGTCGACTCGATCCTGCAGGACCGTGCGGCAGCGGAGAAGGCCTTCGACCGCATCGCGCGCTCGGGCGTGGTGGACGGGCGGAACCTCGACGACGCCCGGAACCGGTTCAACGCCGCCATCGACTACCTCGAGCGCAAGCGCCCGATGACTTCCAATGGCGCAGACGCCCAGGACTTTGCTAGGTCAGTGGCCGTGCTCAAGAATCCTGACCTACTGGCCAGTTTCATCAAGCAGGGGACGCTGCGCCAGCAGGACGTCGACATGCTGCAGCGTGTCTCACCTGAGAGTTACGACAACCTGAAGCGCGCCGTCGAGGTGCTTCACCGTGAGAACCCGAAGACCGTGGCCAACCTCGCCCCGCTCTTCAAGATCATGATGAAGGACAAGTTCCTGATGCGGACGACGCTGCCGCTCACGATGCTGCAGCAGATCAGCGGCTCGACGATGCAGTTCCAGCAGCCGGTGACCCCGAAGAGCGAGGTCGCCGCGGCTCGAGGACGTCCGCCCGCACCGGGCAAGAGCAACATCGCGGGCAACGTGGAGCTCGGGCCTCCGTCCGCGGACTGAAGACTCATGCCGGCATCAGGCCGGGGATACGACAGGCAAGGAGAACACCATGACGAGAATCGGAACAGGGCTCAGCAGCAAGACGCGAGTGTACTCGGTCGTGCCCACGGACACGAACTTCCACCTGCTTGAGAGCCCGATCCCGCAGGGCAGCCAGGTGCCGGTCCGCGGAACGTCAATCGACCTCGTCAACGGTCCCGTGCGTACGCTCGACAGCTCGTACGTGCAGGGCATCACGATCTACAACGACACCACGACGGCTGGCGAGTTTCTATTCGTGGCGAGCGCGGACTACGACACGGCGCCTCCGACGGGCACGGGCACGAACACGGCGTTCAAGGTGATGCCGGGCGAGTCCATCGCAATCGACTGCCGTGATGGCTCGGGCATCGCCATCGCCTTCAGCAGCACGGTCGGACGCTCCGCCCGCGTGATCGGGAACTGACATGAGCGCCCCTCGCCTTCTCGCCCCGACGACGATCTCGGGCGGCGTGCCTACGGCTGGTGCCGGTACGCTGAACACCATCGCGCTGTGGACCCCGGACGGGAACACGCTCGGGAACTCGCTGCTGACGCAGTCCGGCAACATCGTGACGAACGCGTCTGGAGCGATCCGCGCGGCGGGTACGACGCAGACGTCGCCCGCGTTCACGCGTCATGACACGACGACCAGCGGCATCTACTTCCCGGCGACGAACGAGATTGGCTTCACGATCTCCAGTCAGCACGCGATGGTCATCAGCTCTGGTCGCTCTGTCGGCATCGGCACGACGAACCCAGGCGGCCGCCTGGACGTGGTTGGCGTCGCGGGCCTATCGTGGGCTATCCGCGCGCAGGTCAACAGCGCGAACACGTTGCCAGCACTGAACGCGGAACTTGGGATCAACCTCAAGAACACAAGCGCGACGGTCGGAAACTACACGTCGATTACGAACCGTGACAGTTCGGACAACGCGAACACGCAGATCAACTTCATCAACGTCAACAACAGCGGCAGCGGCGCGATCAACTTCGTAACGCGCGACTCGGTTGGAGGCAGCGGCGAACGCGCCCGCATCGACTCGGCGGGGAACTTTGGCATCGGCGTCATCCCGAGCGCGTGGGCGTCTTCGGTGCGCGCCGAGGAAATGCGCACGCACGCACGATGGAACTACAACAGCGGCAGCGATTCGGTTGCCTATTGGACCGTGAACGCTTTCCTCAACAGCGCCAATAATGCGATCTACAAGGCCACCGCTGCGGCTTCGCAATACACTCAGATCGGCGGCGCGCATGTATGGGAGCGCGCGGTCAGTGGTACGGCAGGCAACACCGTCACCTGGCTGGAAAGCGCCCGCATCGACTCGTCCGGATACGTCGGCATTGGACTTCCGTCGCCGTCAGCGCCACTGCATGTGCAAGGGCCACTTGCGGACTGGTCCGCCAAAATCCAGGGAAGCGCCACGTCTGGGTCGTCGTACGGCCTCAACATGCGCGCCGGAACGACGGCGGCGGACACGTCTCTTCGCCTTCAAAACGCCGCGGGGACCGTCGAGCACCTCTTCGTACGCGGCGACGGCAACGTCGGCATCGGCACGGCGAGTCCGGGCGCTATCCTGCACACGCTCGGCGCCGGTACGACTACGGGCATCTTTGCCACGACGAGCGCAAACGCATGGGTAGAGCTTCGTCGCTCGACTAGCACGACGCTCGGCTACATCGGCACGGGCACGGGCCTCGTGACCGGTGGGGCGGCAGCGGATCTTGCGTTCCGATGCGAAAGCGGCAACCTGCTCTTTTCGACGGGTGCCACCGAACGCGCCCGCATCGACTCGAACGGCAACGTCGGCATCGGCGTAACGCCGATTTCCCCGCTCCACGTCAAAGGCAACGCGACAAACACGGACGGCATCCTGACGCTGACGCCAAACACGGGTGGCCGAAACCATCAGGTCCAGAGCCTGCAAGCCTCGTCGCTGTTCCGAATCTTTGACCAGAGCGCAGGCGCTTCGCGTCTCGAAATCGACATCAACGGCAACATTTCGGCGGCCACCACGGGCGGCACGTTCAATGCGTCGACCACGAACGCCGGAATCAAACTCCCCGCGACGCCGGGCAACGCGGACACGCAGACGCTGGATTGCTACCAGGAGAACTACGCCTCAAACTCGTGGACGCCGGTAATCTTTGGAGGGACCACGGCAGGCACCGCAACGTACAGCGTGCAAGAGGGCTTCTATACGCGATGGGGAAACCTCATTTTCTGCACCGCGACCGTGGTCTTTTCCGGGCACACTGGCACCGGTAACCTTTCGCTGAGCGGGCTTCCGTTCGCGGCAAAGACCGCTGGTTCCGGCACCTATCGTTCTTCGATCATCATCGAAGAAGGCGGCGGCGTGAAGGCGATTCTCCGGCTCCAGTCTGGAACGACCGCCACCACGACCGGCGTATCCATTGCCGCAAGCGGTAACTACGTGATCACCTTCGTCTACGCCACCAACTGAGGCCCCCATGTTCGCCACCATCGAACCCGTTTCCGTCTTCCCGAGCACCGCGACGGTGCTCTTCATCAACAACGTGAACGTGCAGCCGGGCGCGTCTGCGAGCTACCAATGGTGGCTACAGAGCGCCGAGCGCGTCAGCCTCACGACCGGCAGCATCAACCTCACAGGCGACGCCTACGCCGCGTGGGGCACCGACGACGACTACCTCTACACGTACACCGCGACCGCGCTCGGGCTGACCATCGTCGAGATCGTGCCCGACGCCCCGCCCGCCCCGCCCGCTCCCGAGCCGACGCCGGAGCCCGCTCCGCCCGCCGACGCGCCCTACGAGCCCATCGTTTACAGCGAGGGGAACGTGGCCCATGTTGACGAACCCGCCGCTCCCGTGGCACCTTCCGTGGACACCCAGGAGGAATCGTGAACACGGAACAAGCATTTCAGAACCTCGTCCTCATCGTCATGCGCGCCCAGAAGGCGGGGCTGCTCGAACTCCACGAGGCGGTCGCGGTCAACGAGTCGCTCCAGACGGTGAACAAGGCCCTTGGCCTTCAGCCTCCGCAGCAGGCGGCCCCCGTGGTCGCGGCAGCGGAGCCGCCGGCGCAAGCGTAATGGCCCCCTCGCAGAAGACGGTCGCCGAGGAGGCAGCCGAAAAGGCTGTTCGAGACGTGTTCTTCCTCATCGGGGTGGACATCGATTCGGTCGACTCGGTGAACGCCTTCCGCGAGGACCTTCGGTTTGGCCGCAAGCTGAGGATGCAGGCAGAGGAGAGCACCAGCCAATTCATGCGCGTGGTGTTTGGCGTCATCCTCTCCGGCGCTATGTGGGCCCTCGCCAAGTACGGCCACCAGTTCTTGGGGAAGCCATGAGCGACAGAGTGGAACTCTGGGCGGTGTTCATCTGGCCGGCCATCACCGGCATCTTCAACGTCCTCTTCCGCACGAGGACTCCGGAGGAGTGGGTGGAGCGCGGGGAGAAGTACCCGCGCTTCGCCGCGGTGACGCGGCTGATCCGCGCCATCGGCTGGGACCCCGTGAAGATGGTGCAGGCCATTGGTCAATTCGTAGCGGGAGGCAATCAATGACCCATGCCTATGCCTATGGTCATGCGAAACGGATGGCGGTTCTGGCTCTTGCTGCTGCGGCTGTGGGGTGTCGCCCTCCGTGTAAAGTGGTCGCGGCTGAGACGATTGCTTTCACGCAGCAGTGCTCCTCGCTCGCCAAAGAACGGAAGGACGTAGCGCTCGCAGCGGCGT